GTCGCAGGCGGGGCCATGAGTGGGTCACCGGCGACCTAGCAGGCGGCGAGGGCGACTCCTGCTCCGTCAACCTCCTGAGCGGCCGCTGGGCCGACTTCGCCACCGACGAGCGCGGTGGGGATCTGATCAGCCTGTACGCTGCCATCCACGAGATCACCATGGGCGAGGCGTACCGCGAACTCAGCGACGACGCGCCCGCCAGCAGCGTGCCTGCCAAGCCGCGCCCAGCGAAGCCGCAGCGCGCGGTGATTACGCCAGTGCCGGCAGAGTCTGCCGATCACGACTGCATCCACCCCGTGCTCGGCGCGCCAAGCCAGCGGTGGACGTACTTCAACGGCGACGGTGACGTGCTCGGGTACGTCGCGCGATACGACCCCGAGGGCCAGCGCAAGCAGATCGTCCCGTGGACTTACGCCGCCGACGGCTGGGGCATGGGCCAGTGGCCGGTGCCGCGACCGCTGTACCGCCTGCAGGAACTGGAGGCCCGACCCGAGGATCCGGTGCTGGTCGTGGAGGGCGAGAAAGCCGCAGACGCTGCCGCAGCCCTGGCGGGCTCGCCTTACGTCGCCGTGACCTGGCCCGGTGGCGCGCAGGCTCTCAGCAGAGCGAACTGGCAGACGGTGCGCGGCCGGAAAATCCTGCTCTGGCCCGACGCGGATCAGGCCGGCATCGAGGCTATGCAGCGCCTAGCGGCAATCCTGCAGCCGCTGGCGGCCGAGGTCAAGGTCATCGACCCCAGCGGGCAGCCCGACGCATGGGACTGCGCCGATAGCGGGTGGACGCGGTGGTCCGACGCGCGGGCCTGGATCGCGCCGAGGACGACGCTCTGGAAGCCCGCAGCACCCGAGCCTGCAGCGAAGCCCGAGCCGCAGGCCACAGAGCACGCCGAGGCGCAGGCCGCAGCAGACGAGCGCGACCCGTCTGCGCTTGAGATCGGCGAGTGGCACAAGCGTTTTGCCTACGTCGTGCCCGACGACGGGTATTTCGACATCCAGCAGTGCGTGGAATACACGCGCAATTCGTTCAACGCAATGTACAGGCACGTCCGGTGCCACTCGATTCACGCCAGTGCATCAGGCGGGGCGCGCCGGGTCGAGGCGGCAACGTCATACGATGAAAACCGCGCGGCGATGCGGGGGCGGATGCTGCAGGGCATCACCTACGCACCTGGGCGCGCGGTCCTGTGCGAGCACGTCGGGCAGGTCTACGGGAACAAGTGGCGTAACGCCCGCCCGGACTGCGTGGGCGGTGACCCCGGCCCGTGGCTGGCTCACGTTGAGCGGCTGATCTCGGACCCGGCAGAGCGGCAGCATTTGCTGGATGCAATGGCATACAAGGTCCAGCATCCCGGCGTCAAAATCAATCATGCGCTGCTCATCGGCGGCGTGCCTGGCGCAGGCAAGGACTCGATGATCGCCCCGCTGTTATACGCGATTGGCGGCGAGACGAAAAGCAATTGCACCAGCGTGGAGGCAGCGGAGCTGCAGCAGGTCTGGGGCTATTTCCTTGAAAACGAGGTAATTATCTTCAATGAACTAAGACAGTCAGAAGCGATTGACCGTCGCGCACTGGAAAACCGGCTGAAACCGATTCTTGCGGCGCCGCCCGAGCTATTGACTGTGCAGCGCAAGGGCCAGCATCCCATATCGGTCGTGAATCAATCGCTGGTCATAGGCATGACCAATTATCGGGACGCCATTGCAATACCATCGGAGGATCGACGCTGGTGGGTGACGTGGACCGATGCGCCACGGATGCGCGAACAGGATTCGCTTGCCCTGTGGAGCTATTTCAAGGCCGGCGGGCTGCGGGCTGGTGCGGCGTATCTGCGGCAGCGTGACGTCAGCAAATTCAACCCGGCAGCGACACCGCCTTGGACCGATGCGAAGTCGATCATGGTCGGCAGCGCTCGCACGGGCGCGGAATCATGGCTGGTCGAGCGGATCGAAAAGAAAGCGCTGGAATTCCGCCACGGGTTCGCGTGTGGACCGTGGCAGGCGGTCGTTGATCGGCTGCAAGATCATGCGCCGCAGAATGTCAGGCTGAACGTGCCGGCGCTGCTGCACGCGCTATCTGAATGCGGGTGGGTCGACGTTGGTTTAGTGAAAACAAAACGTTATGGCACGCGCCGGCATATCTGGCTTTCACCGGATTGGCGCGGGACGAAAACGGAAGCGCGCGATGCGGCAGAAACCTTGCACACTGCTTCTGTTCACGAACTGCGCCGCGTAGTGCCGGACTAAAAAAATCCCCGGGGAGCGCGACACTCGACCCGGGGAGGAAGCCGGCAAAGTGCCCGGCAGGAGGAGACAACAGCGAAAGCCCGCCGCGAGCGGGCACGCCGATTATAGGTCGAGCAGCAGGGCTAACGCAAGCGCCAGCACGAAAGCCAGGGCGGCCCAGATCATGCCGCGTCCTCCGCGCCCGGGGGGTCTGCCTCCCATTCCATCGCCACCGCAAGCGGCGCGCCGCGCCAGGAGCCGAATGCGGCCCGCACGCAGGCATCCTCGGCCCGATACCAGGCCTGCATGGCCAAGGCATCTGTCCAAGCCACGTGATAGCCAGATTGCAGCCAGGCGGCGCGCGGGGTAATGCCGGCAGCCGATAGGACTGCGTGGGCGGCGTCAAGGCCCCGGGCTAGTGCCTCGGGGGGTGGGTCGCAATTACGTAGCACGAGGGGCATCACTGGCTCCCCGTGGCGGCGCGGATAGCGTCCAGCGCATACGCCAGATCTTCATCTGCAGGCCCGCGACCATCGTCTGGACGCGTCAGGCGCTGCAGGGCGCTGAGTAGCTGGGGGGCGGCGGCGATCAGGCGGGCATTGTCCACCGCCTCCTGTGCGGCGCCGTCTAGATCCATCACGACGGCGATGTGATCATCACCAGCGCGCACAATGCGCGCGACGGTATCGTCCGCAGGGATCGCGCGTCCAAAGGTCCAAGGTCCAGGGGTGTGCATTTTCGTTCTCCTTTAGGCCCGCACGACGATGCGCAGTTCCCCGAGGATCGGGTGTCCGCCGCCACGGCGCGACGCGCGCCCGACGATGGTCGATTGATAGTGCCAGGCAACGGGCTGCTGCGTGACGCTATGCTGATCCCAGCCAGCTTGGCCGACAGACCACGGGCGCGCCGTTCGGCCGTGGTGTTTGCGCGCCAGATATCGCGCCACGATAGCAGCGGCAGCGCTGGGGCTTTCGGCGCGCACGCGGCGCGGGTAGTCGGCGCAGGAATACAGGCGCGTCGGCGCCGGGGGCTCGGGGGTCCAGGGTCCGGTGTGCATCTCATCATCTCCTCAGAATAGCGCCGGTTCATCCGGCAGGGGCGCCGCAGGCGGGCGCACAGGGCGCGCGCAGGGCGGCTGGCTGGGGTAGTCCAGCAGCTGGGGCGGAAAGGGCCACATAGGCCCGCGTAGGGGCTCGGTGGGGGTGTCAGGCGCGGCGGGCTGCATCGATACCCGCCAGATAGGCATGCATGCGATTCAGCAAATCGCGCGCCGGGATGTGACCGGTGTGCAAGGGCGACGACACGCCGCCGCCGTCGGTGACCATGCGATGCAGCGCGAAGCCGCCATAGGCGCGCGACAGGTGATAGTTGCCGATCTGCGCACGCTGGCGGCCGTCGGTATCGGGAGCGTAAGGCTGCATCGGGGAGCCAGTTTCGCGGTTCAGGCGGTCGATTACGGCTTGCAGCTGGACAACAGTAATACGGTTCATCGTCTTCCTCTTTGTCTGCGCCACTGTGGCGCATCCTAGAACCCCGCGCGCGGGGCTCGGTGGATGCGTCAGAGCCCGAGCGCCACCAAGGCGCCCAGGGCAAGGCCGAATGCGACGGCGAACAGCGCATCGCGCAGGGTCAGGGGGATATCGTGCATCGGTGTCTCCAGGTGAGCCGGCATCGGCCGGCGCGGTCAGTGTCGGCGCGTTACCTGACGCCAGGCTTACGCTGCGCACGCATTGCGGCGCGGTCGGCAGCGATCACCCGCAGCGCGGTAGATGAATCCTCGCGCGTCAGCGTCGCGCCAACACGCTCCAGGGCCGCATACTGTGCGGGGATCTCTTTCGGCCGGCCGAACAGGGCTGCCATCATCGGCTGGCGGGCGGCGTCGGCCTGATCGGCCACGGCCAGGGCTTGACGCTTCGCGGTCCAATCGCGCGCGGCAATGGCTTGCGCCGCAGCGCAGACGGCCGCGCGGTAGATCGCGTCCCAGCGCGCCGCGTCAACGTCGCCTTTGGCTCGGGCCGCGTCGATGCGGGCATCCATGGCCGCATCAGCAGTGCGAGCCTGCGCGGCCTCTGCGGCCTCAAAATCGGCCCGTGACAGGCCGGACGCTACCGCGCGCCGGTAGCGGGCTTCCCCCTCCTGCGAGGGGGCCGAGGGTTCGGCCCAGTGTCTCATTCTGCAACCTCCACGCGGATCCAATCGAACCCGAAACCCTCGGGCAGGATGGTGGCGCCCTCTGGCAGGCGACCGCCGCGCAGCTGGGCGACGTACAGGACGTCCCCCGGCTGCAGGGTCACGCTTATGCGCGCCATCGCCACGCCGAGCACGGCCGCCGTGTCGGCGTGGCCGACGCAGGACATCAGGTCGACCACGTCGGGCCGGTCGCACGGCGCCAAGCGCACGGCGCCGAGCAGGTGCCTCGGCACCATGCCGAGACTGAAAGCGTTTCCGATGTATCTCATTCGTCGTTCTCCAGTGTGCCCCGGTTCGGGGCGGGTGTAGTGTCGGTGGCGTGGCTTACGCGGGGCTTACGCCCACATCGGCCGACGGTGCGGCTCCAGCGTGGACGCCAGGTACGCATCCACATCGGCGCGGACCTCGGCCAGCGTGCCCCAACGGGTGCGGGCGCCGCCAGTCTGGGAGTTTCCCGTCGGGAACGTCACGCACCAGTCAGAGCCGGCGCGCTGCAGGGCGAAACCTCGATATTCCATGTCTTCTCCTGTCCGCGCAAACCGCGCGCCATAACCCCGACTCGCGGGGTTATAACTCGGGGTCAGTCCAAAAACATCGCAAGCGCGACTATCGACACCAGCACGCCGACACATGCAATCATCATTAAAAATTCCATTTTCTCGCTCCTTATTACCGGGCCCGTAGGCCCGTGGGTTATTAAACCGGCAGCGCCTCACGGCGCAGACGAACCTGCAGGCGCTCCGGGTAATCACTCAAGCGCTGGGCAGTCCAATCGCGCGCCACAGTGTCAGTGACTGCGATCATGGCCTGCACGGCCCGGATCCAGGTTTCAGCGCGCACCACGTAGTGACCCTTGCAACCGGGCCGGAACACTAAAAAATCACGCATCGTCACTCTCCAGGTCATCGGCACCGCCCATCGGCGCCACAGACGCATCATCGGCAGCCTTCCTGACGCGAAACTTACGTCCGACTGCAGTGTGGGGTCTTTCGGGGGGCGGAATCGGGGGGCAGCGTTTTCGGGGGTGTTCCCTCTCGGGGGGCAGCGGGGGGCTATGGGTTCGACGATAGGTTTAGGACTGTACGTTTGTAGGGTGGAATGCGGGGGGCTATGCCCCCCACTGCCCCCCAGCCCCCCGGAATCATGCCGGGCCCTGCGGGGGGCAGCGGGGGGCTATGCTTGCGCTATCGGGGGTCTTAGTCTGACCGTAGCCCCCCATAGCCCCCAACAAAATGGGGGGCAACGGGGGGCTATGCTCGCAGTGCTGCCTACTGCAGTCTGACCGTAGCCCCCCATAGCCCCCGATGGCGCGGATTCAAGTACGGGGGCAACGGGGGGCGCGAAAATAGCCCCCGGTCTCAACGCGAAAGCGCCCGGCCCGAGCGCCCAGGCGATCGTCAGTGTGCTGATTACCAGCTCGAGGATCGTCAGCGTCGGGATCGTCAGCGTGCTGATCATCGGGGGGTGGATGATGAGTGTGCGCAGGATTGATGCCCCGGGTAGGGCCTTGGCATGGAGTGAAATGGTACGGACCCCCCACAGCCATTTTTTTTTGCACACACTTCGGCTATCATGCCGCCATGTTCCGCGACCTACCCGTCACCGCCAGAGAGCTAAAGGCCACGCCTGACGCCCTGGAGCGCATTTACGAGAATGCGAAGCTGGGATTGCGTGGCGATGCGCTGGCGCTGGCTGCGGGTATGCTGCCGGTGGAGTTGGCTCGGCTGAAGCTGATGGACCCGATTGCGGAATTGGCGGAGATGAAGGGCCGTGCTGATAGTGAGATGACGATGTCGCGCACGCTGTACGAGGCGGCAGCGAACGGGGATTCGAAGGCGGCGCTGGAGTTTTTGAGGCACAGGCACGATTGGGTGGCGAAGCAGCAGGTGCAGGTAGACGTAACGCAGTCGATTTCGATTACTGCGGCCCTGGAAATGGCCGAGAAACGCGTGCGTGCCGCGGAGGCGATAGAGGACGCGGTAGAAATACGGCCCCGGCTAGCGCCGCAGGCACTGGCGGAAATGGGCCCGGTATGAGCCGATACGCGCCGATATGAGCCGATAAAGGATTGCAAGCATGAATTTTGCCCCGCACGAACAGCGCGTAATTGACGAGCACCGAGAATTAACTGAAAAGTTAAACAGGCTGCGCATTTTCTTTGACACGTCAATATTTCGCGGCCTTGACGAGGCCGAGCAGATGCGATTGCGCGCGCAAGCCGGTTTTATGGATGGTTATCAAGACATGTTGCGCGAACGAATTAGTGCATTTATGCGCGCACACGCCGGTATGAGCCGCTGACGATATAAATGCAGACCATAAAGGAGTGAAAAATGAAACCGCACGCAAGAAGCGATGATCTTCAGTGCTGCTGGAGGTCTTGGGAATATATTGGCAACAAGTCATTACGCCTTAATTTGCCACAATACAACATACCAGATATGGGCGGCGCAATACGAATTGCTGAGGTAATAATGCCAGATGTTCAGAAAATATTAGTTTATTGCGCATCGGTATATACTTTGTTGTACGCAAAAGGAAACGGTGAATGGAAAGCGTACAATACAGACAATTGACATGCAGACCACGAAATACACCCCGCAGGAAGAACAGGCGCTGATGAGTCGCCTGTGGAGCGCGAAGCTCCGCGACGACCCCGAAGCGTTTGTGATGTTCGTGTTCCCCTGGGGCGAAAAGGGCACGCCGCTGGAAAAGCGCAGCGGGCCGCGAAAGTGGCAGCGGGAAATACTGCGGAAGATAAAGGCGCACATCGAGGCGAACGGCACGCGGGATATGTACGAGGTATTCCGCCTGGCGGTGGCCTCGGGGCGGGGGATTGGTAAGTCGGCGCTGGTCAGTTGGCTGGTGCTCTGGATGCTCTCCACGCGGATTGGCGCGAGCGTGATCGTCTCAGCGAACAGCGAGGCGCAGCTCCGCAGCGTGACCTGGGCCGAGATCACGAAGTGGCTGGCGATGCTGATGAACTCGCACTGGTTCGAGATCAGCGCGACGCGCATCGTGCCGGCGAAATGGCTTACCGAACTGGTGGAGCGCGACCTGAAGAAGGGTACGCGGTACTGGGGCGCGGAGGGCAAGCTCTGGAGCGACGAGAA